AATTGTGGATTAGTTATTGTTATGTATAGGTATGCAATTCTGCTAAGTCTTTTTAGCGCACCTGTATATGCTCAAAGTGTAATTCCTAATTTCAACCAAGGTGTTCTTACACAAAGGTCAGAAACTAAGAGTACTGTGGTTGAAGATATAAAAAGTTTTGATATACGCAATGGTTATCAGCTAACAGTTGGAGGAGAAAATGTTCAAAGTTCTACAGGTAATGTAGCTCCAGAAGGTTGGACAAAACTAAATACAACAATACAAGGAACAGGAACTACTTATGTCTCACCTAATTTAGATAACAAGCCTAACTTCTCCATTGTAAATGAAGGTGAAAGTTTTCAATACTACGAAAGCCTTGAAGCGCCAGGTATCTCTAATTTTACCCATATAATGAGAACCACCCAGATAGAAAATGTTACTGACACAACTAGTACGTTTAGCCAATGAAGAAATATTTATGTTTTCTGCTTTTACTTAATAATCCTGTCTTTGCAACTTCTGTAAATACGACCAGCAATTCTAGTGGTTCTGTGGTTAACCAGGCTGTCCAAGTAGTTCCATCCCGAAATTTTAATTATCAGATGAATACTATTCAATGCCAAGGAGCTACCCTTAATATTTCTCCATTTGTCTCTACAACCTATGGATTTGCTACTCCATATGAAACTCATTTTGAAAGACCTATCTACTCAAATAAGGATATAGAAGGAGATTTTGATGACGAAGGTAATCCAATAGGAGATGGCGATGTAGATGAAGGTTATAGAGGTGAGATACTATATTTTGAAAAAGTAAGAACAGGACAAAAACAATCTAATGTATCTATAAATGGTGGAATTACTGCTACTTTTAGTATTCCATTAGATCGAGAACCTATAAAACAATGTCGTGAGGCAATGAAAAAACAAAACGAATTATATGACGCATCATTAGCAGCAAAGCGGTTAAATTTTGAGATGAGCCGGGCAAAAACGTGTCTAGATAATTACAAGAACGGAGTTAGATTTAAAGAAGGTACACCTATGGCAAAATTATGCGAAGACGTTGAAATGTTAGAATTTGAGTCACATACTCATAAAATTGAAAAAAAGCAATAAAAATGCCCCTTCAGAATCGCCTGTAAGGGGCTTGTAAAAAAGTCTGCTTATGTTTATACCTTGTTAATTTTGCTTTTCATAGGTTTTTTACCAGAAAACTTTGTACCCTTTTTACCTATAGCTTTTTTGACTCTACCTATGGCTTGCTTAAACAAAGGTTTAAGTATTCTGTTAAGAATAGGTGTAAGAGTTGCTGCTGTTGTTGCCACTACTGTTATTGCAAATGTTGTTGATACTGTGTTTATGCTTGGAAGATATTTTTCTACTGCGGTTGTTGGTTCATATTGAACAACACATTCTTTGGTTTCTTCTACCCATTTAAACCCAACAACTTTTTCTGTTCCTTTTGCGTTTAAGTCTCCTATTCTTGGATTATTTTTTTTTGGATCTGGACATGGTGGTTCTTCTTCTATTTTAGGAACTTCTGGTTGTTCAGTTTCTGTTTTTGGTGGTTCTACGTTTGTCGGAGGTTTTTTTTCTTCTACAAGAAGAATCTTTTTCTTGTCGTATTGTAGAGGCACATATGAAGGGATCGGACACACCAACCTGTTACCGCTAGGGTCATCTATAAATAATTGACTGTTTTTTGTGCCATCATTTCTTAGCGTTACACAAGGCATTGATAACGCTGGAGGTAATGTTTTAGTTACATGAGAAACATTAGG